TGGATGACGACCATAAACTCTATCGCTTAGAGGAGTTTGACGCAGGAGAAGGCTACCAGTCGTACACTTCAAACGAACCACAGGTCTATGCAGACAAGTTAATCTCTTGGATGACCACAGCAGAGATGGTTATCCGTATTCCCTACGGCAATTCCGACAGGGAACAGCGAGAGAACAACGATGCCAAGGAGAGATTCCTAGCAGGAATACTTAAAGCTGCAGACGACAGGCTGATGAATAAGTTTCAGCCTACGGCAAGACAGCAGATGGCATGGTTTGTTGCCCTCAGGGGATGGTACGCAGGCAGGGCACTGCTGGTTAAAGACGATGATGGTGAAACCTATGTCGATATTCAGCCGTGGGACCCGATGCACACCTACTGGGGTGAGGGAAAGAACGGAATAGCATGGGCTTGTTATAAGACTATTAAGACTCCATCAGAAATTAAGGCTATATGGGACGTTGATTTAAAGGGAGAAGGTACAGATACGAGTGATGAGGAAGGGATTGATGTTTATGACTTCTACGATAAGGAAGATAATATAGTCTGCACTGACGATACGGTTCTTAAAAAGAGAACAAAGCACGGTTCAGATAGACCACCTGTATTTCTGGGACCCGTGGGTGCCACTCCCCTAGTACAGTCGATAACCGATACGGGAAACAAGGATACCATCGAAGATTACGGTGAATCCTGCTTCAAATCCTCAAGAGATTTGTTCGATAAGCATAACTTCATGATGAGCGTCATGCTGGAACTGACAGCACGGTCAAGAAGACAGGGGCTAAAGGTCAAATCCCGTGACGGTACCAAGACTCTTGAAGAAGACCCGTTCAAAGAAGGCTCTGAGATAGCACTCGGTCAGGGAGAGGATGTAGAACCCCTCGGATTACTTGAGATGGCTAGGGAATCAGGGGCTTTTATGGGTATGGTGTCAGGCGAGATGCAGAGAGGCGGTCTTCCACACTCTATATATGGGCAATTAGAATTTCAATTATCAGGTTTTGCAATAAATACCCTCAAACAGGGTGTTGAAACCGTTCTTGTACCCAGATTGGCTGCGTTAGAGAAGGCATATAGGAATATTTTCCAGTTAATATGTGACCAGTACATCACTGGAGCCTTTAAATCTATAGAGGTTAGCGGTCAGGACCAGAACAGGATGTACTTCAAGGAAGAGATATCCCCTGATATGATTAAAGATGCAGGAGATGTTGAAGTTACCCTAGTTGGTCAGCTGCCTCAGGACGAAATGTCGAAGATGAGCATGGCTCAGATAGCAAGAGAAGGTCCTTCACCACTGCTGTCGGATGTATTCATCAGGGATAACATCCTAGGGCTGCAGTCAGCAGACCAGATGGATGACTCCATAAAGATACAGATGGCAGAAAGCATGTTGCCCGAAGCAGGGCTTTGGTCTATGCTTCAGGCTGCACAGAGAGGGGGAAGGGAAGACCTTGCCCAGTTCTATCAGGGTGAATTGATGCGTCTATTTATGATGAAAAGCATGGAACAGGCACAGATGATGGGTGGAGGAGCAGGTCCAGCAGGACCACCTCAGGGACCACCGGGACCTCTTCCTATGGGAGGACCTATGGGTGGACCTCCGGGTTTACCACCTCAGGTAATGCCTAACGCAGGACTGGGAGTTCCACCAGTTCCACCTACCGCTCCAGTTGGTCCGTCAGTACCTCCGGGTACTCCAAGACCGGGGGCACAGAGTACTGAAAATAGGCTGGCTTCACTAGGATTAATACCACCAGCAGGAGGATAAAATATGGAAGAAGGTTTCTTAATGCAGAATCCCTTCATTGCTTCAAGAAGGGCAACTAACAGGGGAACTGATTTACCCGGCTTATTTGCAAATGCAGCTATGCTTGGAAATCTTCCCATAGATGTTGCAATGAATGCTGCTGCATCTGCCCTTCAGGGAATATCTCCTATGCAGAAAGGACCTTTTGATGCGTTCACAGAAGAGTTTGATGAAATGGGTGGACCTAATTTTGGACCTAATTTTCAAGATTTACTTTATAGAAAACCAAGGGACCCTGTGACGGGAGAAATCCTCCCCCCTGATTTGGCTGGTCAGATAGAAAGGGGACCACATATGCGTGACCCTAACCAAGATATCAGAGACAGCATACAGCTTGTAAGTGGCGAAGGAAGTATGTTTCCTACTCACCAACTACCGGGAGCAAGTCCTTTCATTCAACCAACTCCTTCAGTTGTAGACCAGACCATTGGCTCTCAGGAAATCGGACCAATGGGACCTGAGAAACAGTATGTTCAAAGGGTAGACCCTAGTGTTGGATGGATGGGTAGGACCTTAGACCCAAGAACTTGGGTAAATCCTGCCATGACAGATGTACCTCTTCCCGGTATCGAATATCCAATTACCCCGAAATCAGGCAGAAACCCCTTAGGAGCAGTTAAGTATGAGGGAGACTTACTTCCCTCTCAGGATGGTGGTATTGATATTAATCTTCCTCCCAGCCTAAGCCCCAATATTATTCCTATGGATACTGTTGGCTCGCAAGAGATGGGACCTCAGGATACATTCCGACAGGGAGGAACAGCAGAGAAAATAGAAGATGGTCAGGTAGTTCGTGCAAGGAAGCCGGGGCAGTTCTTTGATGTCACCCCGGATGAACATGGAGGTAGAACTAAGGCAGGTATAGATAGATACGGAAACATAGAAGCAGGTGTACTTAGACGACACCCAGACTTTGATGATTTCTTTATTGCTAAAGATGAAGAAAGAAAGAAAAACATTGAAAGAAAAAAGAAAAATAAAGAGTATCAAAAGATACGAGATGAGTTAGATGGAAAGGTAGGTGGGAATACTGATTTCCCCAGCATGGACGCAACTGACGAAGAGAAAGATGCAGTAGCTGCTCAGTTACAGGATGAGGACCCAATGCTTAGAGACTGGGATGCAACCTTAAATGATGTCAGGTCTGAGAATCTTAGAACTAAACAGGCTAGGGAAGCAAGAGGAAAAGGCGGTCCCGGTGCTGGTGGAGCATCTACTTTTGAAGAAAGAGAAGCAAGGGAAGAGGATTTACCGGGTGTGAGAGCAAGTGGAGTATCAAGAGATACGAGAGGTGGAGGTGAAGAAGACTTTCTCAGGACTACTCCTCCTGCTATAGTTCAAACTCCAGAGGGTCCGGTGTCTGTACAACCCGGAGGAGGGCGTGGAGACAGTGGTGGAGAAGTAACTGGTGGTTTCTATGGATTAGACCCCTCAACTGGTTTACCTTATGGAGCAGATACTCCAACTCCTACTCCAACTCCTACTCCAACTCCTACTCCAACTCCTACTCCGGTACCAACTCCGGTACCAACTCCGGTACCAACTCCGGTACCAACTCCGGTACCAACTCCGGTACCAACAACAGGTGCTGGTGGTGGTGAAGGTGAAATAGACTCTTCAACGGGTTTACCCTATGGAGTTGATACTCCAGCTGGTGCAGCAAGAACTCCGTTTATGCAGAGTGCAGGTGGTATGGGAGGCGGTACTCCTTCTGCAGGATTTGGAAATCTGTATGAAACAAGCCTTACTCCTTTTGAAATGTTTAAACAATACAGAATGTCACAGTATCCCGGTGCTTCTGTAGGTGGTATGTTAGCTGGGCAACAAAATATAGGTGCAGGATATGACCCTGCTATGGGGAGATACTTGCTTGGAAGAGCATCAGGAAGGATAGGAACTCCTGACCCGTTTGCAACAGAAGGTCAAAGGTTTGGTTCTTACCTAGGTGGAGGACAGAGAAGTCCCCTTGACCAGATAAGAGAAAACTACAGAACACTTGCAGGTACGTTATCCGGGTATGGTGGTGGTGATTTCGGTGCAATTAATCCTCTTTATGCTGCAACATTCGGTGATGTGTCAGACCCTCAGAATCTTAGACAGAACGTACTACGTGCAACATCGGCTGCTCTTGGAGGTGGTGACCCAAGAACTGGTTCACTTGGAAACATATATGACATAATGCAGCAACAGTATGGTGCAGGTGGTGCAGGTAAGTTTGCTGACTGGGCAGCCACTGCGTGGCAGCCTCAACAGCAACCAGTGGTATCGCCAGTAAATAATGGTTCTCAGACAGGATTTGGGAGTGCGTCTTTTGGCTAATGGAAATAACTTAACAGCGTTTGATGATTACTACTCAACGATGCTTGAGGCTGAACCCCAGATGGCTTACATGGGACAGCTTGCAAGTACAAAGTTCCGTGGAACTGACCCCATGCAAAAGAGGGCACAGGATTACTTTGGAAACCAGTTTGGAGATGTATATAACAAGTATCTTGGTGTAAAGGGCAGGGAGATGATGGGTCGCACTGACCCTTCTAAGATGACTTCCTTTACAGATTACCTAGAGAAGAATCCTTTCACTGATAAATATAGTGCATTGACACCACAGCAGAGAGGAGAGTCTACTAGGAGGTTTGCTCCAAGTACTAGGTTTATATTCTTCTAATGCCTCACGCATGGTGGCACCAGTGGGGTGATGAGCGTACTGAACAGGAACGCTTACAGGCAGCTGCCCTTGAACGCATAGCTAACCTAGATGAATACGGTACTACAGACCCAAGCATATGGGATAAATATGTTGTTCGTGACCCACTTCGGGGGGGAGAAAGAAGACTAGATACGGCAAAGGAAGGGTGGGGAGAGGTTGGAGAACAAATATATTCACTTCCTTATGTTCCTGAGATTTTAGGTGGGTTAGAAAAGTTTCAGGAAAATGTTGTTACTCCTGCTGTCAGCGGTCTATTAGAGCCATTACCTGTTAGGTGGGAAGAATCACCTCCTGATGCTCCTAAAGGTGGGGAAGGAACTTGGTGGGACCCTCTTGTAAGAGACAGATTACAGCAGGGAAGACTGGAATCAAGTTTTGACCAGTACATAACCCCAGAAGGAGAAATATCTCCCTCTGGAGTACTAGCCCAGCTAGGTAATATTGCTCAAATTCCCAAAATAGGTACCACGGGAATAATGCAAGAACACTTTGTTTCTCCTGCCCAACCAAATACATTACAGCAAGAAAATATTATGGAAGAAGCCAGAACAAGAGGGATGGGTCCTGATTTATCTGGCAAAGAGCAAAGAGAAATACGTGAAGACTTATATAAACTTCCACCATACACAAGGGGTATAGCAGAAGAAGCACCTTGGCTTGCTCTTGGTACAGCAAAATCAGGAGTCACTGCACTAAGAGCATTAAGAGCAAGTCCAACTCTTGCAACCGCAGGTACGCTGGGCAAGGCTGCACCCGTAGCAAGAGGAGCGTTACAAGCAGCCGAGATAGGATTAAAACCTATAGCCTATGGAGAAACATTACTTGAAAAAGCAGTAATGACTCCACTTAAAATTGCTGGAAGAGGAGTAACTGGGAGTATTAGACCTTTAAGTAGGGCACGTACTAACTGGATAATAAATAAAAGTATAAAAGAGGTAAATGCAGATGTAGCAAGTGGACAAGTAGAATCTGTAGATTCTGCACTTGAAGCACTTGAAAGAATGTTCTCTAACAGACTTGGTATAGATGAAAAACTATTTAGGATAGAAAACGGTAAAATAGTTCGTTCTGAAATATCTATACCTGAGAATGTAAACCTTAGATATCAAGGGGACGATGAACTTAATAAACTTTTTGGCGAACCTTTATCTGATGCAGAACTAGGATTAAGGGCTGAAAGATTAGGTATTAATCCTCCAGAACCTCGACAACCTGTACAGCGTTTCGATACGGAAACTGGAGAGTTGTTACCTGAGTTTGCACCTCCTGTACCTGAAGAAGCTATTCCCCCTAGAGAGGTATTCCAACGAACTACTCCCACAGCAGAAGAAACTATTATGGGGGCAAGACCTGTTGCAAGGGCAGTTCCAGACACTACTCAACCAGTTGAGTACCCCTATCCCAACACTTTTGTTTTTCTGAAACCGGGTGTTCCCGTAGCAGAACGACAGGCTGCTTCTGCTGAAGTTTCTAGGCTACATAACGAAGCAAGAGAAATATACGATTCAACAATGAGAAGAAAACAGGCTGAAATAGATGCTGGAGGAGTTCCGGGTCATGACCCTAAAACCATGTCAGACCCCATACTTGCCGAAGGATTTAAAGATGACATTCCTTTAATTATGGGGAAAATACTTAGGCAAGAAAATTTGTCTGGTAGAGATATGATGATTTGGAATAAATATGTAATTCAATTTGAAGATATGATACCCGGTCCTGATGTCGGACCAATTTATAGTAGAAGAAAAGAACAGGTAGATATACTTCAAGATATTTTAAATAAGCATACTACTACAGGGCAAACTCCCACTGCAGCTGCAGTAGAAAGACCCCTTACAGCAGCGGAAACAATTATGGGTGGAAGGCAACCGTACCCAACCCAGAGACAAGCACAACCTGCTAATTTCCAAGCTAACAGAGCAGCCACTGCAGGTGGCAGGGCAGCTATGGATGTTGAACACGCAGCTGGCACGGGAGTATTTAATGGTAAACCGTTACATGATATGCAAGGTGTTCCCCGTGAAGTTTCAGAGATAGGTGGGCAGGGTCAGGTAGCTACAGAGATAAAGAATCTTACACCGGGTGCTGCAGATTATTACGTTAAGTTGATGTTTAGTTTGCATGACAGCACATTTGCGTTACGTGTTCTGCAGGATAACTACTTCAGGTCTATAAACCCACAGGCATCTTTCAGACCCGGAAGCCACAGAGATGTTGTAGCTGGAGTCCTTCTATCCAGTGGTGCCCCTGTACGTGGGATGAAGATGTATGAAAACTTCATAAAAACCCAGATAGAACACTTGCTTGGCGATGGTGTGGAACAGGCAGATATAGAAAGATATATACAGAATAAACACTGGCTCAGTGTAGATATCGGTATTAGAGAGTTACAGGAAAGCCAAGGGCGTGAGGTTATAGGAAGAATCCAGTTCCCAGACATAATAGACCCTATAACAAAAGAAGCAACTCCTTCTGATGGGTGGCGTAACTGGATTAGTGATTTAGAAAGTACAAAAACTCCAGAACAGATGGCAAAGATTATAAAAGGTGCTGAAGCTGTACGTGATGTATACGCTGGTATGCGTAAACAACTTCTTGAAGAAGGGATTATAGACCAGAAACTCCATGACGATATGTTAAATAAGTATGAGTGGTATAACCCGATTGACTATGTTGAAATGGAGGACCTTAATAGGATTGCACAGGGACCAGTGTCTCTTACTGGTCGAGGAATATATAAGTACAGTGAAAACCCAGATGTTATGGGTGCGTTACCTCCAATGGGAGAGGTTCTTGCAAGAAGAATGGTTATGCACGAGTTACGTATTCATCGTAACAGGGTTGCAAAAGCCTTTGTCCATATGGGTGAAGAGTCCAAGATAGGGTTACGTGATGTAACTTCAGAGTTTACAAAACCTATTAGAGTTGCCTCAGAAACATTACCAGATGGCACCAAGGTTGTAAGAGAACAGTTCCGTCCTGAAAAATTATATGACGAAGAATTAAAAACCGGGTATATATCTTTTTATGAAGGTGGTGAAAGAAAGATATACGGAATGCTTGATGCAAGAGGTAAGCCAACTTATGTAGATAAGGTATGGTGGGATACTCTTAACGGTAGAGCAGGTCTGGGAGTTAGGGGTGGTATGGAAGTGAACAGTATTTTTGCCATGACCAACTCTTTCTTTAAATCTACGTACACAACCTTTGACCCCCTCTTTATGATAGGGAATGGTTTCATAGACCAGTTTGTTGTTGCTCTTAGATATAGAGTAATGCCATATGAGGTATGGATAAGACTTACACGAAGTATGGCAAGAAGAGTGACAGGGGGCGAAGATAGGTTTAAAGACTTGATGGAAATGTCAGGTGGATACATGGGGCGTATCTACAACACTAATACCAATGTGGCAAGAATACAGCGTGAACTTTCAGAGAAGGGACAAATCGGTGCCATTGTTGTGCGTCCAGACAGTTCAATAAGAAGAATGGGTGAAGACCTAGCAGATGGGGCAAAAAAACATTTTCCCAAACCTGTAAAAGCAGTAACGGCACCTCCTAGAACTATTCAAAAAGTAGGAGAGTATGTAGAACAGGCTCCAAGATTACTTGTAGGACAAAAGGTTTTTAAGCGTCTTATTGGTAATAAAGAATGGAAACGACTTATGTCTTTGTCCCGTGAACAGTGGGAAATAGAATTAACACGTAACTGGAAAAACACGGGTAAGGGATTAATGGATAGCCCGGAAGCAAGACAGGCTGCTGTTAACGCTTTGGAATCTACTGTTAACTTTGGTCGTGGTGGCAACCTGATAAGAAGAGCAAACAACTATGTTATGTTTCTTAATGCTGCTTTTGAAGGGGCTAAGGTTCCATTTCGTATGCTTGGTATAGACCTACACCCGAATATTAAACTTGTTGAAAACCCTGTTGCTGGTGGTAGGAAATTTG